CAACCTTCTTGTTCTCATCCTTCTTGACGAGAATATTGGTTGCAGTGGCGCAAATCGCTCCGGCTGCATATGCGCCGAACACCGCTGCAGCACCCATTGCTGCTGCTTTGATAATGTTACCCATGATGGATTCCTCCTTTAAATATTATTCATTCTTCTCTACTATGATAATATATCACCATATATGGAGAAGATGCAATTAATATATAGAGGGGAATTCCCCTCTATATGTTACTCTGTAAAGTATTCAACTGTATCTGAGTTTTCGCCAACTGATTCCATGTGTTCCTGAGGATTCTGTTTCTTTTTAATCCCATACTTTGCGTAATTATCAGGATTGATAACAACATTATTCTCATCGAGTTCTACATTCTTATTTTCGTCCATCGAATAACACTCCCTTCTCCTTTAATTCAATACTCTTTTTTGTCTTCCCAAGATGTGCATACCTTCCGCATGGAATTGCTCCTTTTCGGATTGCAAGAATTACATCGCTAAATGGAGAAGATTTAAATTTTTTGTAACGATCAATTGCCTTCATTTATCCTCCTCATGTTCTGCCAGATGTGAAATTACAACATCTTCACCATCCAAATGCCATTCATTTTCATCAAGGTCGACAATAAATTCAGATTCCATTGCTTCAACAAGAAGAAATTTATTACCGGCAACATGAATGATGTTATTGAGATGGTCTTTTGCATCCACGACGGATGTATCGCCATCCTTGCAGAACTCCATCGCAGAATTCCAATGCTGAGACACTTCTGTCATCATATATGCGAAATCCGGGAAATATACAGGATTTCGCATATAAACATTCTTTTTATCATCCATGCAGATTGAACTTGTACGCACCTGACGATATACTTCTCGGAATTCGCGCCGAACTGTTCGAAGTGTCAATTGACTCGTTTGATCACTCGCGATACTCTCCACGAGTTTATACCCGCCAATGCGCTGATGGTTCATTGCATCCCAGAGTTTACGAAACTCAATATCATATAAACAAAACGCAGCAAGAAGATGCTTCGGATCCACAATCGTCGTATAGATCTCATTCATATCAGTAATGAGAACACTAAATCGATTGATGAGGTCCTCTGCATCACCATCATCATTTACAGTGTATACCTCGAATGTGTTATTGGTGATAAAATCCATAATAATATCCTCCTATTCATTCCCCATTATCAGTATAATATATATTCAATAAAAAATATGGAAGGGGAAATGCTCCCCTTCCATATCGTTTAAAACTTTGCAACAAATGTGATGAGGTTATTCTGAATGGAATCCTTCAATTCCTGTTTGATATTCCCACGAACCATTCGATCCATCCCAATAACGAATGCTGCTGCATGTGCACGAAGCTTCTTATCATTCGAAATGGAATTGTATACGATCTTGTTGAGGAAGGTTCCAAGAAGTACATTATCCAGAGACTTATCATGATTCATGAATCGAGATTCATACTGTGCCATTTCCAAAAGGAAGCTTTGTGAAATTCCAAGCTGCTTCAGCTTTTCACGTCCGCGATTGATAAGATAGGATGCCTTTTTGGGATCGGACATCATTTCCTTAACACGTTTTATGGTGTCATCATCCGCCCATTCCAGAATGAATCCAAGCGTCTTCATATGATGGTAATCATCCAGAGACTTCTTCATCTCTGCTTTCTTAACTGGGTCGGTTTCTTTTTCATAAACCTCAGTCAGTTCTTTGATATAGGCGTCTTCTCTTGTTTCCTGAAGCTCATTGTATGTATTCGTCACGTTATGATATTCCTGCATACAGGATGTCCATGTATAGAAATCGTCTAATGTTTCCTTAATGCGGGACTTGGTGATATCATGCGTTACTCCGATGATTGGAGCTTCTTTCCCAAAGATTTCTTCCGCTTCCTCTTCGGTCATCTTATCGATGCCATTGAATGCATCGAACGGCGTATCTTCTGGCCAATCTTCTGGTTTACGATCCGCATGCTGTGAATTATATGCCATCGCTTTGTTGATGCTGTCCATAGAGAGTTTAAACTCATCTCGTGTTGTAGCCCATCGCTGTTCAACAATAGACAGCATATCCTTCACATTTCGCATGAGTTTTTCGATCGATTTGAGATCGATATCTTCGAGATTTGTGCCTTCGTCAATCAACTGATGGTTTTCTCCACCATCCAGATCAATCGAGAGTTCAACCTCTGGTTTCTCGGCATCTGTCTTAACTTCATCCATTTTTCATATCCTCCATTAGACTCGGTTCAATTCAACCTGTATTGCACCTTTGACCGCCTGAATGGTCGTGTTGATAATATACTGATCGATATAATCACGATCAAACATCAAACAATCCCAATGAATTCCATTTTTATGTGAAATTGCTTTGTATATTGTTTTTGAAATGTCCATTGCAATGGCCTTGATATTTGCTTCCGTAATGCGATCGATGCCCTTCCCATCTTTGATGGCTTTGAACTGAGATGCAGTCTCTGCAGCGATAATATCATTGATGAATTCCAATAGTGCTTTTGAATAGACAACCTTTTTGGTTGCAATATCACACTCGGCGACAGGATTGGATGTTGTAAAATACTTATTCAGTCCAACAACAAAGATCGAGAGATATAATAGAATGATAATCGCATTGATGTGGAAAGATGTTAAGATATCCATACGTTCCTCCTTTATGAGAATAACTGGATGTTATTCTTAAACAGGTTGACAATATTTTCGGTCAAGAATTTCTTCTTGAATGGAAGATGTTCGACGATGTAATCCCATGCAAGCTCCGTATCATCGATGTTGTTCGGTGATTCTTTCTGGTATTTCTTATATACCTTTTTCAGCTTCTTCAGGTAGTACATCTCATCCATCGTGCAGAAAAGAATATCTTGTTTTAATTTATACCCGATAATCTCGTTTTCTGTTCCATCCGAAATCCACTCATCTTCATCGAATACCGTGGTCATTTTGATTCCCAGCGATTTCATATATACTTCCAATACTTCTGAAGTACGTGATGTGAAATCATTTGGAATTTCATATCGACCATCATCCGATAAAATGGCTTCATACATGAATCGGCGACCATCGACAGAAGATCGATAAAGTGCAGTAATGAGTGCATAATCTTCTGGATTAATTGCAATCAGGAAGTTTGGTAATTCGTATTCCCCAAATCGAATTGGCGTAGATGAATGGTGTGACTTACCAATCTTCTTATCATTGCTGCGTTCTGGAAGCGAGGTATTGTTGATCGAACCCGCGGAGCGCACAGAATATCCGCGTTCGCCAGATTGTTTCAGCATATACATATACTGCAGACCAATATGTCCTTCTCCAACAAATACGTCACGTCCCCATTCCTGCTTTGGTCGGAAGATGTGATATGGTTTCAGAATATCTGGGAATTTCTCATAACATTTGAGAATATTATCTCTCCAACTATTGGAATCGTCAAACGCATCCCAGCGGATGGAGATTTCTCCTTTTGATGCATCCTCAATTGCAATCCGTTTATCTCGATCGGATAGCTTATCATATACATCGTTTTTATATTCTTTTGCAAACGATGGATTCAATGTTTCCAATACGTCAAACATCAAATCTCTCGCTTCATCGAACGGTAATTTTCGCATCGCACGAGATACTTTATCCAGAATAAACGTAATAGATGTTTCAAACATCGCCATTGGAATTGTTCGATTGATGATTGCCAACGGATTTGTGATGAGCTCAACTGGAATTTTTTCACCCTTTGGATGGACAACTCCGTATTCGTCTGTAAATGTATCTTCGGTTAAATACATCATCTGGTCATCCGGAATAATCCGAGATATGACCGTTTTATTACCGTGACGCAATATCTTCGACTATGTCGCTACCATAGCCCTGTAAATTAATACAGCTTGGTCTCTCGACCAAAGTTGAGATCATCTCTTCAGGTATATTATATAATATACCTGGTGGCATTTCGATTTAAGGGAATCTCACCCGCTGGCAATAGCTTCCAGCCCTACTTCTGTTGATGATTAGAAAATTCTAAACATCCAAAGGAATGATCGTTGAACTCTCATGTTACATTAGAAATTATAGTTTTTGGAAATACTTTTATGACTCTTATGGGTCCTGATATCGTATACTAATCCCTTGAATTTCATATACGGATAATTATTCGGCTTACCGACTTTCTCGAAAATTGTTTTTACAGAATATCCTAATTCGAGAAAACGGCAAATTTGATGAATAATGTTATCAGGATTCTTTTTCAACGAACCAATTTTCTTGAAATCATATTGATATGAAATATCTCTCCACGCTTTACCTGTGCGTATTCTACCAACCAAACTTTTACTCCATGCGTTATTCGGTAAACCGAGATATTCGATGATTCCAATATTTGAATACCCCAATACCAATAGTTCGCAAATTTTATGAACAATTTGGTTTGATACAGTAGCATATGATAGAGCGTCACATGTTTTTATTAGGCCCGTTTTTCTAGCATGAATATAATTTTCCATATTTGTAACCCATTCTAGATTTGAGGCCCAATTACAAAGTTTATTTCCATTAATATGATTTACTTGTGGTTTGTTTTCTGGATTCGGAATAAACGCTTGTGCGACAAGACGATGTATTGGAAATTTTTTGAACTTAGGCGTTTTTTCGTTCGGGTTGATACGAAGAGATACTACTCGATACCCTCGCTTTCCGATCCAACCAGACAGATATTCGCCCGTATTTCCATTAATTACATCGCCCTCATCATCAACATAGTACCCTAGTCCTATATTTCCATAATAAATTTCTGCAAGCATATAATTACCTCCAATATTTTATTTATTAAAGATATAATATATACTTGCCTATTGTAACACAACAGCTGCGGATTTTCTCTATTTCAAACGTTTTTACCATCCATATGCCGTTACACATATTGCTACCATGTATGTCACCATCATGTGCGGTAGTTTGAACTTAACGAGTTTATCCCCGCAATTAGCTCACTTTAACGTCGGCCATCATTTCACCGACTATCTTACGCCCCAGATTCAAAAATGTCTCGTTTGCCAGAAGAATTTCAATCATAATATTGGAGAAGGTATTGTCGTTGAATGCCCAGATAGCATCCTCATCCAAATTATTGATTGCCAATCGTAACCAGTGACCAATTTCACGATCTACATTTTTTGGATTCTGATTCATGATTGCTTTGCAGCGCCGATATACTTTGGAATAGAAGTATTTCGATTCTTGCAAATAATCCAATACCTGTTTATTCGTCCGATTGGTTGAAATCTTCTTATTGTTGCAATAAACATTAATATCAACAACAACACCGTCGCCATAGAAAATGGAATCGGATTGTAAATTGATACTACTTAACATTGAATCGCGGAAGTCAGAGAACATCTTTTGTGGACGTAGAATACGTGATGCGCATACAATCCCATTCTTAACCCGTTCTCCAATATCTGGAAGCGGACGATAATTTTTATCATCTCCATATAGATTCAGTAGAATGGTATCATCATTTACCGGAATGGAAAGAGATGTTACGTCAGTAACTGACATTCGTTTCGCAAATGATTCAGAAATACAGATGGCGTCATCCTGCACCCATGGATCGGTTGCAAATACAATACGACCGTTTACACCACATCCAACCAGTTCATCATCCATATAGGATGGAGACTTTGCAATGATGTCTCCTTCATCGATGATATCTCCTACTTGGCATGCATCGAAATACTCGTTATTATATTCAAAACCAAAATGTTCTGATAGATTCTCAACTTCTTTACGCTCGATGACTTTATATTCATCATCGTCTTCATTGTAGAGAAACATGAGAGCAAACTTTACATTTCCTTTGAATCGTTGGTCGTATTTCTTAATGATATCAATAACTTTGTATTTCTTCTTTGCTTCCGTATAGTATGTGGAATATTTTCCTTCGACAGTTTCCTTCCCATCAAATAACATCGGGAACTCAGGGTTATTAATGGCAAGATGCTGAACCTTGTGCTTGATGTTCATCGTCTGCCGCATGATATTATTCGCAGCAGTAAAGTCTGCAGTACCAACAAGAGGTAATTTATTATCCCCCAATTCCTTTGCTCGATCTTGGAGAGATTTGATTAATGTAAATTTCTCACGCACAATGGAACCTCCTCTTAGAATCCAAAAAGTATACTTATTGTTGGAATAAAAATATATAAGTAATAGATACGATAAATAATACAGAGGGGATTGCTCCCCTCTGTATTACTCGTTGTAATATTAGTCACCAAAACCTGTTGTGGAACGTCCATCCATACGATCCTGCTGACCCGCAAGTTTACCATCGTTGATATCCTTGAGAGAAGCAACAATCGTTGTAGGAGCATTCGTTGCATCAAATGCAGGAAGGTTACCGATATCCGTACCAGTCGCAGAGTCTGTCGGAACAGCGCCAAGCGATTTCTGGAACTTCGTCGCATCACCATTTGCATATACTGCATCACCAAGCTCAGGATTGAAGTTGAGTGAGTTCGATACAATACGATACTGCTTGAGCAGGTCGTTTGCAATTGTAGTAATGATTGGTGAACGATACATGATGCAGTTGAACGTGATATCGTATGTAACGTTATCATGTACACCACCCGTCTGCATATCAAGTGCATTGTTCTGCTGAATGCCCTTTGGATAGCAGTCGGAAAGAAGTACAGCACGTTCTACCTGTGCACCAGAACGATCATGGAGAATATAGATGAATTCAGCCGTATGATTTGCCTCGTTGAAAGGGATACCTTCATCCGTCTGATTTTCATGACGATAGAGTCTCTTTTCCAATCCATTTGCGTCTTTACCTGCGGAGATAAAACCACCATAAGTAGCAAGACCAGAGTTCTCATCGCCAATCGCATTCATCCAACCATCCACAACCGTGTAGATCGGAGAACCAACAAGTTCGTATAGACCGACGGTAAATTCATTGGTTGTTTCCTTTGTTACTGTCGGTGTATTGAACGAACGTCCTGCAAAGCCACCCTGAATCTGAGTTGAGGCATTGTCAATGTTCTTTGCCTGGAACCCAGTGATTGAGCGTGGCATATATTCGAGCATATGCTTGAACTGCACGAAGAGTGATTCGGGAGAGTAGAGATTTGCATCGCTACCAGCGAACATCTTCGAGATTGCATATGGCTGTCGAACCATAAATAGTCGGCCAAAGCCATTCATGAGTGGCGAATAGTTCTTCAACGCATGGTGCGTTGCATTCGTACCACCAATGAACATAGAATACTTCGTCAGATTAGGAGCATCGAACTGACGAGCACCAGTTTGACTGGTAATAACACCCTTGATAGCCATTATCGATTACCTCCTTCTGCCGATGGCTGCATGATATCAATTTCAAGAATAATTCTCTTGTTGATATCACGGAACTTAACTGCTGCATAGCAGTGCATCATCATATGCGTCTGTTCAAACTCATTTGCATCAAAGTAGATTTCGAGTGCCTCGACCATCGTGCCGATCCAGGGTTCGTAAATCTTCATCTGCGCATCTGTATATCCCTTACGCACATTTGCATCGGAATAGTCATAGAGATAGGAGCGGTTTGCTCTCTCAAGACCCTTCTTCAGCACGTTAAGAACACGGACATTATTCTCTTCAAGGAGATACGATGCCTTGATCTGACGTGTGCTCTGCGTTGCGCGATCAACATAACGACCCTCTTCGGTCATGATGTAGTAGTTGATGCGATTCTTGTAGATCATTTCCTTGACATCCCAATCAATAAGATCGAGTGATGGCTGGAACGTATCTGCAATCATTGCATTTGATGCACGCGCTGAACGGCTGGTTGGTGATACTGCAACAAGACGTGCATATGAATTGACGAATGGTTTGTTGATACCAAACTTCGTAATGTGGTTGACGAGGTTTGCTGCAATGTAGTAAGCAACTGTAACCGGAATACGACGATTTGAATTCGGATCAATGATGTAATAGTGACCGATATCAATCGAAGTATCACGCGTCGTCATATCCGAAACGGAGTTGATGAACGCATTGAGATCTGAGCTCAGTGTTGCGGGATTTCCACCAACATAGTTTGCATCGAGATAGAGAGAGCATCCAGCACCAAGACCTGCAGCACTCACACCATTACGGTTACGGAATGAATTAAGGTCATACATGGCGCGCTTTACATCGATATCCGAGAAGTCCATCGATACTGCACCAGACCCAAGAACCGTAAGCTGCTGGTTATCCTTATCCGTAAGGACAGATGATCCATAATACAGTGACGTGATCGATGTATCAAGCCGGAGCTTAGAATCGTTCGTCATGTTGTAGTTTGCATCGATGATGAAGTCGAGGTCGATGCGGCTTGGGGAAAGGATCTTATTATCTTTCTTTCCACGGAATGCCTTTACATATTCACGAGAGAGAAGAATCTTCATCTCTGCTACCGTCGGACGACGGGTAACGCCATTCACCGTGATCTCCTGGAAGTCACCATCATGCCCGCCAGTGAGCATAAAGCCAGCCGTATTAGAAAGGTTGACACCATCATACTGGTCTGCATCAATCTGGCTCTCTTCCCCATCATCATAGATGATATCGCCCGTATTCTTGTCAATCGAGGTAACCGTATATACCCAACGATGACCAGAATGGAGAGGATCGGATACCATTAGAACCTTTGCACCGACATATGCACCATTCCATGTTGCAATATTAAGTGGCTTAATCGCACCAATCGTATTTGGGATGGTCAGAGCCGGAGCAACATATGCAGTACCAGATTTCATGGTATAATTGTGATAATACGGAATGGTTTCAGCAGAACGTGTGTTCAGTTTATATCCAAAGATGGGGTCAAACTGCTCTTCCGTAATTCCCTGTGCATACTTCAGGTCAGCAGCTTCCTGCTTACTTGCGGAACCACTCGCCAGATATTTTGCATTCTCTGCAACAATGCTCTGGTAGAATTCAAAGAGGTCCGTGTAATTGTCCGTGAATGGAACAATGCTAATTGGAGCAAGACCTTCCTCATATACACCGATGACATCGCTAATGAGAAGTGACGTTGGGGTTGTTGTATTTTCAGTCAGGCCGCCAGCAAAGATGTTGATGATATTGCTTCCGCCGAGCTCGGTTGAAATGAGATTGAAGTTATAAAGCTTTGCGCCATACTCATTCTCAGAATCGGTGTTGCGGCTAATATGCATACCATAACGGTTACCGTACTGACCACGACCAGAGGATCGTACAAAAAAGAGGGGAATTGCGGCATATCCAGTAACAGGATCTGCATTGTCATCAATATCAGATTCAGTTAGTGCGCCATCTTCAAGCTTAGGCTTGTTCGCATACTTTACGCCAAACTTTACTTCGAGACGATGGAGACCAGTCTCCTGCTGAAGTTCATCGAGAATCTTACCCTTCCGATAGTATGCAACAACAACAGCATTTGCATATGTTGCATTATCCGGAAGGACACGGCAGAACCAAACATTCGTATTACCATTCAGAAGAACATCAGCCTGAATTGATGGCTGCCCATACTTCTTGAAGTTACCATCACCAAAAATCTTCTTCTTGGCAACGAGTGTCTGTAACCGAATGAACTTGTTATCTATTCCCATGTCTGCACCGGTAACAATGACAGTAGAATATGGGAGCTGACGTCGAGCATCATTACTGACGGCAGTCTCATCATAGTAACTATTGTCGTTGATTACTGTGTGAACATGCGGATGGGAATAGAAAGGAATAATTTGTGCGCTACTTGGCATTTTTTAAACACTCCTTTTCTAAGATTTCTTAGAAATCCCTTCATACTATTTGGATTGGAAAAGATTCTTTAAGAAATTGTTATGAGAAAAGGGCTGTCTCAGGTAAAAAATAAAGGAGGGTATGAACCCCCTCTATTTTTGATTAGGTTGTCTGTTGATGCTACTTCTCATGATTCGAATCATTAGTGGAATGCTTATTCTCGTCTTTCCTGAGGAAGTTGACAGCAATGGAGCTGATTACTGAGCTAAAGCACACTCCGGCAGCAACAACCCCAACACCAATTACAAAACCTTTCATTATTTCACCCATGATACATTCCTCCTTTAGATCTTTATTCTTCTCTACTATTATAATATATCAATAACCATTGGAAAGAATATTTATAAAAAATAAAGGAGGGGAATATTCCCCTCCTTTATATATTTAATGAAATGATTTTCAAATTGTTTACCGATAGCCGAATGTGTTGTAATCGTCAAATGGAGTCTCTCGTCCATAACTCTCAGACTGACTCTGCATCTGCTCCCGTTTGTTGAGCTGAGCAAGAATGTTCTCCGCTACCTTCTCAAACTTCGGAATCATATGTTTGAACTCAATCAGCATCTTCGTATCGTCGGAATCGCCACCCATGCGTACGGAGAAGATGCACATCTGATTGACGATGGAAAGGAACTTCTCGATCAGATCAGAATATTCATTATCCGTGAGCGGGCGAATTGGGAAATCTTCACCACACCCCTTGCAGTGCCAATACCCCGGATGCTCTGCAGACTCCTCGACCATTGGAACAATCTTATTCTTGACAATGCGCCAATGCATGCAAGAACGCTTCAGTTTCTTGAGCTGTTTCTTTGAGCGTCCTTTTGCCTTCAGTTTGAACTCACCATTGTCGTCCTGCTTGATTACATCAGAAAATGCTTCAAGCACGTGGCGGGTTGTTTTATCGAGTTTCTTCTTATCGCCTTTTTTCGACATTGCTAATTTTCCTCCTTATATTAGCCGAGATAAAGTTCGTTCTGGGAATTGGATTTGATGAGATCAAGAAGTACATCACGGAGTCTCGTATATTCGGAATTTGCATTGGAATGGTTGATGAGTGGAATAACTCTTGTTCCATCTACCTTATTCTCTTCTGCACGCTTCCGAGATTTGATATATTCCTTGATGATTGATCTGCATCGATCCTTCGGTATCGTATTCAGATGAACCAAACACCATGCATTTAGATTCTCCTGCAGTTCCTTCTGGTTATCTGTAAACTTCGCCGACTTGTTCGTCTGCTTACGGAGCAGATACTGAAGGCAGAACTCATCCAGAAAATCCTTCTTCTTAAATTTATCATTCTTCCCGAGATCAAAAATTGCCTGAAGATACGATGGGATATCAACAACATCTTCCTGAGCAATTTCAAACATGGTATTGATCATCTTCCGATGCCAATAGTTCGTCTTTCCCGTAAAGACGTTCAGCGTTGGAACTGCGCATGCCATCTGAAATGCTGACGTTGCAGAAAGACCATGCTTCATATATTTCCGAATTGGCTTCTGCAGAATCTTTTCACTGAACTTCATCAGCATATCGACGTCCAGATTCTCCGCTTCCTTTTTCTCTGTATCCGTAAGATCCTTCTTCTGATAATACAGAATGGTTGCTGTAATCATCCCAGGAAGATGGAGGATCCATTTATAATCCTTCGGATCCTTCTTATAGATAGAAATCATCCCATCCATAAGTTCCTTGTTTCGGATAACGTCATCGACACGCTCCTTGAGCTTATCAATCTTCTTCGATTCATGCATGCCACACTGAACAAGAATCTTGACCGCTTTATCCAGAGCCTCAAGCTGCAACGAAGCATATTCTTTATTGAACTCCTTCGTTGCGCGTTTCTTTTCCTTCTTGGAGAATTCCTTTCCCTTCATCTTATAAGGGAGATCATTCTTCTTGGCGAATTTCTTTTTCGCCATCCCCAGCTGTTTTACATTATCGGGAATATCGATTTTCTTTTTCTTTTTGCCCACAGCAGTTCCCTCCTATATAATGCGAGCGCAAAATTATTATCTCATTACGTGAAGAATATATAACTTTTTTATTTATTCCTCAGAGAAATAAATCACTCGCTAAATTCGCAAGGAACGATAATGTTGTTCAGGCAAAATTGTCCATACTTCGTAAGAATATGATATGATGTATTTGTATGAATCGCCGCATACTCATCTTCTTTAAAATTATAGATAGCAAATCCATTGTCATCTGTATCACTATCTACATATTGAACGCGACCATACTCCTCTCCTGTATATTCAGATGGCTTGAATAGCCTGGAGTCATATTTACTGTCTCCATGGAATCCCATCTTCCGCTCTTTATCCCATGCATAGAGATGTGTATCTTCACAGTACCGCATATAGGAACGAGAACCTACCCCAACCAACTCCCACCGAACGGGAGTCGAGTGATATACTCGCTCTATGGATTTGAGATGCGTCCACCCGAGATATGATTGGATGTAAACTTTGTCCGCAAGATCCATCAAATCAATAGTTTCTGTATCTCCTTCCTTTGTGTATTTCCCTGCGGTGATCAATTTTGAAAACCAATTGCTGATCGGCTGATTGATTAGGGTAGCATCAATCAGCTCTCCTGATACGCTCGTATCCAAGACAGCAATGATATCGTCTCCGTAGAATGGATTCTTTGTCATCATATTCTCCTCATATCAACTTGAATGCTTCTTCCTCTGTAAGGATCTGAGTACCATACGCTTTGGCTTTCGCAATCTTTGTAGAAGATGCATTCTTATTCTTCACTACAAGATACTTTGTATTCTTCGTCAACGTGTTGGCAATCTCCCATCCGTTCTTTTCCAACACTTCCATCAATTCTGTTGGACGGAATCCGGAGAATACAATACTACCTTTTGATACATTTCCATTGGTCGGAATCAATGTTACTTCCTTGAGTAGTTTCATCAATTCCTTTCGGTTTCGATCTTCTCCGAAATAATCAAGCAATAAATTTGCTTTGATTTCTCCAAGACCATCGGTTTGAACAATCAATGGTTTCAGTTTACTCCACTGCTTGTTCTTAATCATTTCAATGAATGTATCGGAATCCATCTTTTTGAATAACATTGTAAACGTTTTCGTCGATAGGCCCGTAATCCCAAGTGCACCGAAGAAGATATCATCCCTCAATTTTCGCTTGGATTCAATCTCTGAAATGATTTTACTTGCTCGCATTGCTCCAAACCCATACAGGGATGATAGATAAACTTTCTTCTTATGGAGCTTATAAAGGGAACGAATTCCATCCTCCAATAGAAGACTATCATGCAGCTGTTTAATGATTTGAAGACCAATGTTCTGAATTCGCACCTGTTCACAATAGTTCAGGATTCTCCCCAAAACCCTGGACCTGCAATCTGGATTCTTGCATTGAACCATCGTCTGGGATAGATCCAATTTTTCTCCACAGCTTGGACACTTTTTGATGAACTCAATTTTGTATCCTTTGGAATTCTGCTTTGGCTTTGTGAGATATGGAATGATATCATATGATATATTCACAACATCACCTTTGTGCAGATCCAATTCTTCAAATCGATCCCGATTCGACAATGCTGCGCGAGAAACCGTATTTCCCTTCAGAACAACCGGATTGAATTTTGCAACGGGTGAGATGAATCCAAATGGAGATGTTTCAAACTCAACTCCAGTAATTTTTGTCTGCGCAACCTCCTCTGTGAATTTATATGCAACTTCAAAGTTATTGATATCATTACTCCGTCCAAGAACCTCTTTGAGCTCTTCATCAACAAGTGTAATGACAACACCATCGGTCCGGAAATGATTGCCATTCTTCTCCCAATACCGATGTGTTGATGCATACGCACGGATGGCATCACGATCCGAAAGTTTACACAACTTGACCGGCAACATATCATGAATATGTTCCACTTTCTGACCTGGATATATGGAACGTAATGGAATCGGGACCAAATAATCGGACTTGAAATCAACTTCGTTCGAATTCAATGTCGATGTAACAATTTGACGGGAGTTTCGATATGGATGTTCCCGATAGAAGGTATTGATCTTACTCATACTTTCTTCCGGAATCATCACTTCGAATTTGATCCCACAATCCTCTTTTGCAAAGACATCATTAAAGATGCGCATTACATGCGATACATCGGATGCCAGATTATTTTTCGTATCACCGCGGGTTAGCCATAACGCCTTCCCACCCTTTACTTCGAGAATGACAGATACACCATCGAACTTTGGCTGCAATGCAACCATGCACTCATTCAGATCGATGGACTTTCCCGTCTTACTCTTATAAAGAGATTCGGTACGTTTGATCCACTCATCCAATGATTTTCTAGATTTGTTTTTCCGATCCTCATCTTCCGTTAGATGATAAACCTTATCCAGTGTTCCGCGCAACATCGTGAATGAGTGGTGGACTTTATTGGCATCATTAATTTCAACCGTTCCGGTCAAACGAGGAATTCCCATATTTACAAGCATCTCTTGCAAAATGTCATAATCCTCATCCGATATCGGAGAGCCAATATCCGAGTTGTATAGAATCTGCAGAATCTGTACAATGGATTGTAGCTGTATCAACTCATTATCATTCAAAGGCTCCTTTGTAATATTATCACGATGAATGAAATAGTTGATGATCTTTCGATGTTCCTTATCTTCCAGGAAAGATTTCGCGTTTGAGAGGGAAATGTTCTTATTCGATAAATCCTCCAACATCTTCTGGAATGTCATTCTTTTCACCTCCTATTGATGGGAATCTTATGAATGGTCAATCTTCCAATAAATTGGCTGTATCTACCATTCTCTCATCGTTGCTGTGTAATACGAATCAATCGCCTCACGCAATTGTGATAGTATATTCGTTATGTTTATTTGTATTTTTACCGCATTAAATGCGTGATAATTCTTATTTATTGTACTACAAATGATAGGACTCAAACGTGCCATTTGCAAACGCAAATTTCTTGAAACAATGAGCTTGACCAATGCTTGAATTCTTTCTTCAGATGATCTATATTGTTTTATAGCCTTCCGTATCATTCGACTTCTGGTATTCATTATTATCCCCCTCTAGAGTTTTTGAAGAATTTTGATATTCATATCACGAATGTGTCTGTTCATATGTTGATATGATACCTTCCCCTCATATTCATAGATTCGTTTCATAAGATCGATGCGAACAAATGGATCCCAATACCATTGAAGTGTTCGCAATTTCATCTGCTTCCGCGTATTCATTAGAATATCCTCCAAGGAGATCGTTCAATGATAATCGACTTCTCACCTTCTGGTTCAATCAAACTTTTACATGAACCATCCAAAATTCTACTGACGATTCTATGCTGATATGGATCATGTTTTATTGGTTTTTCTTGATAACGAACTTCAGCACGAATGATCTTATCCATACTTCTATTCATCATACAGAATAACATCGTGTCCAGATTTTTTGATTTATAAATCATCATTGCCGCTTTTATGGTATTCATCCGACGATCATTCATCATAAACTCCTTTCAGATCGCAATCAAATAATCGGGCAATGCATACCATGGAATCGTGATGCATTGGTATTTCCTTCCATAATTAGAATATATACGTGGGGAGAATTCTCCCCACGTATCAACACCAATCAATATATGGATCATATTCTAATTTTGAAATCGGTTACATTCCATCGCATTAACGGTATGAATGATATCCAATTTCCGGAAGTTCTCGCAGGATCGATTGACCTCTTGGCAGATTCTTGCCTGAGGTTCTTGATCTACAACATTGTCTGTTGCAAACATACCGAATCCAGAGATTGCTAATAACACAATCACGATGACAATCCATTTCATCCAAAATTCCTCCTTAGAGCAATTTTACCTTGACGATTGAATTTGAAACAGCATCTCGTTCTGTAAGCTTCTTCGGTTCTGAACTCATCGTTTCTTCTCGCAGATGTTCAAGTTCAATGGTTTCACTCTTCCCATCCTGATAGAATACTTGAACTTTATCCGTTCGATTACAACCGATGATGGAAATCAATTCATCTCGATTGTTGATATTGATGAGTCGAACCATCTTCTCTTGTTTTGAGTTCCGAGCAGGGAGATAGTCGATGATATTCAATCTCCCTTTTCCTTTTGCCGTCATATAGAAGAGATACTGATTCTCCTTCGGATTGATGGAATAACATCCAACAATTTTATCGTCTGTTGGAAGTTTGAATCCAAGCCACCCTTTTGAAAGAGTTGACGTAATCCGAAGATCATTTGGATCAATTCGTTGTCCCATTCCTTCTTTCGTATAAACCAGAATATCCCGAACAGATTTCGGTTTTACAATAATGGATCCAAGAAGTTTATCCCCATTCTCCAAACCAATGCATGGACGTTTCGACGGAGTCATCTGATTGATCATCACTTTCTTGATCATACCTTGCTCCGAAATCAATACACAGGATAGTTTGGATTCAAATGAGAATGGAATCATCGCAACGATTTTTCCAAGAGGTTGTTTCAAATACCGATGAATGGATGTTTCTTCATCAATCGGCAATTCTTTGACACGAATGAATGAGAATAATCCATTCTCATCCACAATGATGAATGAGTCATCGTTTCCAACCTGAACAGCAAATCCGGATGAATCGGTAGGTACCGGTTCAATATCTTCAATATCCGGACATGCCTGACGAATGATCTTTCCATCGGAAGATAGGTTAAGAATACAATGCCCATCGATTTCATTATCAAAGGATAATTCTTGAGGAACAATATTAGACCGACGAGGAACTCCATATTTCTTCATACCTTCCCGAAGTTGAGATATAATGACACTATCAATTCCTTTTGGGTTTTTCAGAATATCGTCAACGATATCCAACTCTTTGATGAGCTCATTCTGTCGATCAAGACACTTCTTGTACTCATCTTTACTCAGATGATACATACGCATCTCAGATAGAGTTTTTGCTTGAATCGAATCCATATGGATTTCTGAATTTTTATATTCCTCAATCAGTCGATGTTCAATCTCCTGTTTGTTATTTGAATCTTTGAAAATCTTAATTGTCTTATCGAGATTCTCAGGACGCATCAAGAAGATTTTCACGTCGTTTGTTCGTTGCTCTCCCTGAAGTACCGTACGTTTATAATTGATAACAACACGCTGCTGTTCACGACGATACTTAATCCATTCGAGGAGAAGCTCTTTCAACGTAAGCTCATGAAGTCGATAATCATTGGATATTCGCACATTCATCGGATATGCTTTTTCCAATCCGCCAACATTCTTGATGAGCTTCTTAATGAATTTATATGGATTTGCATCATTCCTGAGCTGTAGTCGAATGTTGATATTTTCAGTCGAAAGATCTTCCATATCAACAAGCTCAGGGAATTCATTCGCACCGCTCTTGATCTCTGCAATACGCGCCACAATAGAATCGCCTTCAACCCCATATGGCAGTGCAATAATTGATACAATATTATTTGTTGCATCAATATCAAACTTGCAACGCATCTTATAGAACCCAATTGAATTATTTGTAAGATTATAGAAATCTCCCTGAATAATATCACAGCCAGATGGACTATCCGGAATGAGAATAATATTTGCCTCAGGGTTATGCATCAGATCGATCGTGGCATCCACCACTTCTTTGAAACACATCGTTGGGATGTTACATGCCAATCCATAGCCAATTCCAAGTGTTCCATTCAACAGAATATTTGGATACTTGGTAGGAAGAAATACAGGTTCCATCGTCTCTTCATCTGCGCCAAGAACCATGTCCACAACGGAATTCTCGAAATCTGCAAAGAAACAATCATATGCATAATCAGAAAGCTTTCCATAGATATAACGATCGGCTCCTGGTTTTTCTCCGGATACAGAACCTAGAGACCCTTGGATCAGAATCAATGGTAGTGAATTCTTCCACGGTTGTGCGGCACCGACAATTGCTTCTGAAATCGCTGTTGTGGAATGATGATGAAGCTTTGCTGCCGTGTCTCCGCTAATGGCTGCCATCTTTTTAAATGACTTGCCTTTATTATTCAGATACATCAGATACAGAGCACGACGTAGTACTGGTTTTAACCCATCTATATCTGGGGTTATGCGCGCAAGATTAATGTTCACCCCATGGATTTTATCATACTGCATGCACAATTCCGCAATGTTATGGTCGATGAATTTCTCATTCTCAAACATCAATACTCCTCCTAAATTAATTCAACTATCATTATAGTTATAATATATAAAGTTTATAAAAGAATAGAGAGGGGGAATATTCCCCCTCTCCATGAGATACATTTTTATCGATGAATTACATACCCATTTCCATGGCTGAGATGTTCCAGATACGTTTTGTAATTTCTATCATTGATCTGGTTAAATGCCCTTTCCATTTCAACCATTGTCGCTTCACGAACAGCAGCACCAATCTGCTGATCCTGCGTAAGTTCGGAACGTCCAAGAATCTTATCAAGAAGCCGACGAATCCAACTCTTCTTCGTTTCATCCGGAAGCTCCTTCTGAAGAAGTTCAAGAGCACGTTTCTCATTCTCTTCATTAAATGCAAATAGCGTAGTATGTGTCGTCGTATCCGGTTGAGGTGTTGTCCAATGTAGAGCCTTAACGCCATACTTCGTTGAAACATCTTCATTGAACTTTGCACATACCGCGTTAAGATATTTCGAGAATAGATCTTCCGTATCTTGAGTGGCTGGCACACTAATCGTTGAGATGAGATCGACGGTAATACGAGGATATCCATCTTTATAGAGAAGAATAGATCCGTCATTTTCACGAATGCCATTTAGACCGATTGCAACTCCGGTAACGATCGGATCATACTCAGTCTTATTCGAATCATATACATGTATCATTGTAGATCCGAACACATTTCGAATCACTGCAATTACTTTTGATAACTCTCCACCAATTTCATTGGTCGGGAATATAAGCACTCCATTGTCGCTCTTATAAATTTTTCCAGGATCGACCAGTGACATCGTTGATGTATCTGCTTTGGCAATATCGACATCATCGAGGGAGGCTGTTGGCATTCCAAAAGGAACCCGATCTATGCTACCGGGAATATTTGCAAGATTTTCACCGTTAAAATTATTCTTTTCTACGGCGGCTTCCATAATCAGCTTCTGGCGTGCAAGATAATTAACGGCGTTGACAACGACTGATTCGAGAGCAAGTTCATTCTCATTTGACGAATCGTCAGAATTAAATTCCATATCACCCGTTTCCTTCTTATCATCGATAAGGGATGATACATCTGAGACAATTTTGTTGATGGTCTTCTGCTTTAATGCATCCATAAATGCTTCATATTCTGAATCACCTTTGATTTCCAGAAGCTGCGAATCCACCTTATCTTCATTTGGATCAACTGCAATGAGAGGAAGACCTTTCTCTTCCTTATCTTTCATATCTTCCGTAGCATCTTCCTGATATTGACGGCCAATTTCATTGATGGAACGAATGACAAACTCAAGAAGAGGTGCATGCGTCTTTTCATATGCAGATTTAAAATACTGCATCGGCGTCATGTTCTTTTTATCGAGCATGCTTCCAACATCATCGGAAACCATCTGCTGGTTGCAATCTTTATACTGGTCATCGAGAGGAAGTGTGTGATGATAAATATCAATGATAATGTGCTTTGCGCAATCCTCAACAAGATTGTCTCTCTTTGTCACCATATTGTTGCGCCATACTTCTTTCGAGCGATTCTGAATCTCAGTATCCTGCGACTTTGGATCCATCTGAGATTTTAGATCATTATAAAAATCTACCAAATTTTCCATTATAACTCCTACTTTCCTAAATAGATAGAACTGTCGATTTCATGATGTACGCAACTATAACATGCATACGATAAGATTCTTACATTAAGGGAGATGTTTGACTTGAAGGAAGATTTTCATCACTTAGGGTCCATCAAAATCCTACCAAAAGGATTGGATCTTGATCATAACTACGAAACGGCGGAACGACATTATCGACACATGTCCGTAACATGGGAAGAGTATAACGCAATCCGTATAAAAATGCCGGATGTTGTTTATTACATTCGCGATAGGAAAAAATATGTATTGGGCGGAAATGAAATTCCTCCCGTCGATGCAGATTTCCCAGACATTGCAATTGCTGGCCCAGATTCAAAAAATCGATATACCATGATTGATTTATCAACTCCAGGTGTTCCAATTGTTACCATGCGATTTGATAATCCGGTAGATGCAATGCATATGATGCAAATGTATAATACGAGGAAACCTGAATCGAAAAAATATAAACGAATCAAAGCAATCATTGAATCGATTGCAGAAGATGATGGAAAACAATTGTACCGACTCATTGATGGGCTCATTGCAATCGAATATCGTGATTGTAGGGAATTACAGAAATTCTATGAAATCGTTTCGGATATAAATCAGCGAGAGAAATACAACGAAAATAGTGGCGTTTTGTATGTTCGTAAACTCATCGATCGTCTCATTGATCTCCGAAATCAATATGATGAGAGACTTCTTGAAATCATCAATAAATTCGTTAATATTTCCGAATCTGTTCTTGAAATGATTCGTGTTCTCAAACGATTCCATGATTCTGACCGGAAACGCAAAGATGCGATCCAATCATATACGAGCAATATCCATCGTATGTTATAAGATGTTAATTATATATTCTTTATGTAATGGGATGATCAATCTATACATAAAGGAGAAGATAATTATGATCAATGGTCGTGAATTCATCAGTGATGTTGATTCGCTTCGCAGGTGGGTGAATTCCCATATCGCAAAGTATACGCGCGGGCAGATGACTCCGGATCAGATTCAGGATTTCAAAGTTCTGTTCAATCTCGAAGTTCTTCACCACCTCATCGGGCTGCAAGTCGATGAGAATGATATGGGTGAACTTTCGATTCATCTTCCGTATGCCGGCGGGATTGCGTGTGGTGAAACACGTGCAAAACTCACGGAGATGATTAGGGATGTGGATTCCGTGATCTTCAATCCCTATTGCGAGCAGTGTGAGTATGCGTACGAAGACATCATTCCGCGTGATGAGTACACCGGTTCAAAAGAGGATGTTTCGAAGCACATGCTTCGTATGCTCACAGCAGCTGATTTCGATACCATGTATGACAAGGCAAGGGTCCGTCGGAACCGCAAGCGTCTTGTCATTGGCGGCGTTGGTATTGGCGCAATCGGGCTGACAGCAGCCGGATACTTCCTCTACAAAAAGTATCTTGCGTAACAAAAAATAGGGAGGGGGAATATTCCCCCTCCTTTATTTTTTATCCTTCATAACCTTCTGGATATGGAATCCTATTTTTTGTACGATCTGCAGGGACTTTATTCATTGCCATCTTATATAGCTTCAGAAGTTCTTTCTTAAAGTTGACAAGATAAAGTCTCGTATGGGGAACGATGTATTTATTTGATCCAGTATCAAGCAGTTCAATATACCAATCCACAAGATCGAGTTTTGAAACAATATATCCGACGATAAGATTTTTATCAATATCATCTTTAATGGATTCAATTTCAATCTGAATATATGGAATGATGGATCGCGGAATATTTTTGAGCTTCTTCATTCCAGAAGATTCTCTCCAATAACGATCACGATCATTACAAACTTCAAGATCCCATTGCTTACGTGCATATTCAAGCTGAAGCAATTCTAGTTCATGATTATATGCACCGGATGTGAATTTCTCAACACATTCTTCGAATGTTTTATCTTTCTGAAGATTTAGAATGGATTTCACTTCATTGAGAATTTTATCCTTATCCGCAGAAGTCACTGTTCTACGTGCAATGCTCTTGAAGAAGTTATTGATGGATTGTATCATATCCTTACTCAATGTAAGAGTTTTAGGATCATCCAACTTTACATCACGAATATTGAATACAGATTCCATCGGCGTTGCAAATACTTTGTAGAACGTTTGATTGGTTCGAATAAAATTCTTTAGGTTCGACGGAATTCTTGTTGCTTGATACATCAGTTTGTTTGTAACTGTAGAAGCTCCCTTGTCGTAATATTGTACGACACGCTTTAGGAACTTTACAATTCCATCTGGAGATTTTGCATCCTGGAAAATGGATTTGGACATCCGAATCTTAATGGTTGGCTCTTTATGAAGGAATCCTCTGATCTGTTCTGTTCCTTCCACAAAGCGAGAAATAAAAGATTGATCCAATTTTGGAATGCGATAGGATACTACATTATCCTTTTCATCAGATAGTTCAAATGTTACCTTCTGAAATCCGGGAGCCCATTTCTGTAAAAGATCCTTACTGATAATTTCAGAAAATTCTTTCATCTGAGCATTTTTAATATCATTTGATTGTTCAACAATGCTCTTTGCAACATTCATCAACTTAGTTAGCGCATTTTTATTTGTCGGAAGAGGAGGGGATGAAGCTTCCGTTACGGGAAGATTCTTGACATAGTTCCACGACATAATGGAATTCTTAAAACTCTCCAAGCATAGATAAAGATTAATCTTATTCTTTGGAAGATTATCCGAAGGAAAGCAAAGATACATTCCCTTATCTTTAAGATAAAGATCCGTATATGCGACGAGCTCAGCTATAAAGGTCATTGTGTCATCATATGATGCATCGGATGCCTCGCCGCTCCCCACACAAATTCTACACGTTGTATCATCGTATGCAAATCCTTCAGTGAATAATGTAAACTGACTTCCGATTGCGACATATTTATTTATGCTTTTTAGACGATTGAATTCTTTCCGAATATTTTCAATCGCATCATAAATATAATCCTGGAGTACCGGAGGAATCCCCTGAATCATTAAGCTGGACGATTCTGGATCCGTTTCATATTTTTCAATATCCATCAATAGGACATCATTTTGTGCATCCATTTATATCCGCCTTTCATGCATCGATATCAACAACTTTAAATTCCAAACATTCTTTTCGTAAAATTGCAGCTCGTTTATTTGCCCATCTACGCAACTGTGGGATATCTGCATCAACCATGTCATACATGTAAGTAGCTCGCCCATCATCACGAACACGACAACGTCCTCGAATCTGTGATGTTAAAATCCATGAACTATATTGCGCTGCAACAATCAGTCGGGATAATCCCTTATAATCAAATCCAGTTCCAGCCGATTGAGGCGTCGAAACAAGACAATCGCAAGTTTTTTTATTATTTTCATTTTCCGCGAATGAATTATAGGAATGAATTGTTCCGACCGTTAAATCAGGATACATCTCCTCCATGATTGATTTGAACATTTCCGCAGAAGAGATGCTTGGCATTAGGATCAATGTTTTCCCATAATCGCATTCTTTAAATGCACGCCGAATGATTTTAATCAGCTGCTTCATAAATGGAGTGATTGTTCCATCTTCAGGGAAGATCAGTTTGGAATATGTCGCAACTCCAATTCCGATCCGCGTCCACTTATCGGACCTCTCTGAATATCTCCATTTATTTGTAACCTTTTGTAATTCTTCTTTGGTGAGATGAGAATGTGCCCAAAACATTTTACAAATCGTATGGGGCTTCATACCATAAATGTTTCCCGGCTTACGATTCCAAAATGTTGGCGTCTTTTCTTTTTCTCGGAAAATATTAATATCCCCAAACATTTCCTGATAAAGTTTATTTTCTGCTTCACCAGAACGACCAAATGTCCCTGTAAGGTATAGGTTGTTTGGAATATTACAACACCCATCGATATTAATAATATTCTGAAACCACATCTGGACTTCATCGATCACCTTAAACCCAAACTTACAATTGCGAAGAACATTTTCCATATCATATCGGCTGTTCAGTGATGCTAACGTCGGGTGAATTGTAACTACGAACCATACATCTTTCGTTCGATGAATGAAATCTTCCGGTGTTCTCGCAATCAATACTTTAGATGGATCGACCTTAAACATTTCCGTCAACGTATCAGCCCATTGTTGTCGAATCGATGATGTTGGAGCTATAATTAATGTTTTCAATCTCGCTGCGATCCCGCAATAACACGCCATGAAGGTCTTTCCTTGGCCCGGTGAAAGGATACCCGCTACTTTCTGTTGTTTTGAAATTTTATCCAATGCATATGAAATGAAATCTTCTTGCAACTGGTTGCGAGGTTTCATCGGATGTTCGATGATCGGAATTCGGTCATAATCCCAACAATCGTTGGATTCATCAATCAGTTTGTGTTTTGGGAATAATTTCCCAATGGATTTCTCCATTCCTGTTGGTAAACAAATACGACGCTTTTCTTCATTTAAATAGATAAATACGTTATCCATTGTAGAAGCTAAATTTTCAATGTACCGTCGCTCATTATCTGTATAATCATCGAAGATCAATCGTGTCTTCTGTTTTATGATATCTTCCACACAATCACTTCCTCTAACAAATTCATTATAAAGTCGTAGAAGGCTTAATTGAAATGTGAAATAGAGAAAAGGGGTTTAAACCCCTTTCTCTTTTTTAATCATTTCATATAATTTTTTGGGAAATGTGCAATGTTGTTGCAGTCTACATGGGGTACATATCTGTGCATATTTGCACCCAATACAAGATTTACATATAGTAGGGAATGCTGCAATGGCACATAAATTTACAATTCGCCCATCCGGATATAATGTATATTGGTCCTGGCAATTAAAAATCCATTGCATCACTTGGTCATCAATCATGTTTCGGATCGTGCATCCGGATTCAATATAATGAAGATGAAATTCACACAACCAATCGTCAACGCTATCGTAGAATGCTTGCGATTGAGATGGATCAATTAATTGTTCAAACCGAATCGACTCAAGCCCTTTTAAATATTCCCATGATTGGATCCGCTGCACCATTTCAATGGGCGGTATGGCAATCAAATCTGGCGTTAATGTAATCATAATGATGAACGTTGCCTCTATATTGGACACTTCTTCCAAATTATGTAACCATGTGTTGTATTGAGCTGGCGTAAATCGTGCAGGATTCCAGGATGTTGCAAAGCCCTTCCCACGGAATAATTCCAATCGTTTTCCAGAGATATCCATCATATTCGTGGACACCGATCTCACATTTTTTGTTTCCAATGCTTTTATAAAACGATCTTCATATAGTGTGCATTCGCCACCAAATAATGTTACTTCCCCATCGAAATTTTTAATTGCATCCAATACTTTTTCTTCATTATATATTTCAACATTATCTGGTACTCCACAATGCGGGCAACGGAGATTGCAATTTGTCGTTAATATCGCATGCAGATGTCGCATTATATTCTCCTCTACATTTTAGTGTTGCTATTTGGTTTTAATTTTGATCATAAAATAAGGAGGGGAATATTCCCCTCCTTATTATGGATATTGGATCAATTCGTGGTGGCGCGGTTGTTGTAAATAAATTGAATATACTGATACTGTTGCATGATTGCATCGATGATGATTGCTGGCGTTGGTATTACAACAGCACTTACTGCTTTATTTGCAGCATTGAGCATATTTTGATATTCGTTAATCTTACTCATATCTTTCTCGTTGGAAAGTTTTGATTTGATCGCCGAAATATTATTGATCAGATTCTCAGAAATCTGCTCCATCTGTTGTACAACATCATCGAGGTTTGTGATATTATTTACCCAAATAGGAATCGCTTGCGCAACATCGGCTGCTGAATATACCCGAGGCGTTGGATCGGTTCCATCATCATTGAATAGAATATAATTTTTGTATTTCTGTGACGCATTGGATGAATCGTCTCCGTTAAACCAATCGTATACCTTCTTATCCCCATAGAAAGAAACCAATTGCTCTTGGTATTTTTCAAATGTATCAGCTGGGGTGATTGCCATCATTGCGCGATTGGTGAAGTTGAATTTGATTGGATTCCGATAAACCAACCATTCTGGCATTGTAACAGTATCAGAAAGTTTGATATTCTGAAGCTCTGCTTTATGATCCTGCACCCATTTGATTGCAGCAGCAACACTCTGCTTCTTGATAAAATCACTGATGCGTTTTATCATTCCTTTGATCAGTGAAACAACCTTATCCAGAATATTGGATAGTGTTTTCTTGGCTGCATTAACCATATTATCGTTTGATGAATTCTGCTGTGTCGTTGAATCCTTCTGATTGTTTACTCCTTCCATATCGGATAGGTCAGAAGAATCCTCATCCGCTTCTTTGAAGAGAATCGAATCTTTAAATGCATCAAGGGTCGCAAGATATTCACTACGCAGAGATTCTTGAATATAGAACGGCATTGCATAACATTCTGTAATGACATCGTTTACGAATGGATACTGCATCTTTTTATATGACTGCTCTTGTGGCTCCGTCGTAATGAAATCTCCAATATTGAGATCATATGGCTGCGGCTGTGGTTCATCTACACAAATGTCGTTGTACTGTTCCTCGATCATTCCAAACCGCTTCCAAATTGCTTCTCGTATTGGTTTGAATGTATTATGGACAATACCGAGACTTCGTACTTCATCGGATGTGCCGGACTGGGTAGTTGCCGTTCTATCATATGGAACTGCATAACCTCCAAGTGATCGATCACATGGGAGAGTTACTGCAAATAAATAAAGATCCAATGCAAACTTTTTCACAGCATCAACCGTCATACCGCAAGGTACCGACATAACAATATTGCAAATTTCATCAGCAGGGGAAATAAAGGTATTTCCATCCGTTGAAATTGTTTTCAACTGCATGATTGCTTTTAGTTCATCAATAAACATCGAATCGAGTGAATCGAAATAACAACGATCGACATATGGGCGATTTTTCCCATTTTGACGACAATCATAGGAATGTTTTTCCAAAAGTTGATAGAGCGTATTTTTCTTCAACTCTTTCCCGAGAGAACGACTCGCCCATTCACCAGCAGTTACCTTTTCGACTTGATTGATGCTCCCGAGCTGGCATATAAATTCCTTCAATGTCGTAAGGAATGGATTCATATCCCCATTCAACCAATCCATATTTGTCTTCTTTGCAAATATAGAAAGTCCTTTGAAATTGGAAGAGAAATCATTTACGGTTGCTTCAGTCACTGGTACATCGGAATCAAACCCGCGAACATATTCACCGAGCATCCAATTCTGCATCATATACGTATTGATTGCCACCCTGACATATCCTTCATGGAATATGGACGATAGCTTTGTAAATGTATACATATCGGCGACGATCAATGTATCCTGGCATGCCTGAACGGATGCATCAAGTGCTTTTAGAATGATTCCAACAATAGATGTATCTGCCGTTAAATTTCCACGAATGGAAGTAAAATAGGAATTATCAAGTGTTTCGGAAGGATGTACACTCTTAATTCCCATTTCAAAAAGTTGCCAAATATCTGACGTATCATGGATATTGAAATATTTCTGTAAGAGAAGACTCAATGTGTTATGGATATCCGCATCCTCATTCTTTGCATTTAAAATATCATTCGTTGCAAGAACGATCGATGCATAATCAAATTTCGGGAAGAGGAATGGTTGGATATCACGGAATGCCAATACTTCCTGTCCGACCACTGGCGCTGGGAGTGAACGGGCTTCACTTACTACCATGCGACCATAATCTGCATATTTCGAAAGTGTATCTGAAATCTCTCTTCTCGTATCAGATGTCATCCAATTAAACACACCATCTTTATCTCTGGATAATTTCACAGAAATATCTGCAATTGCAAGTCCAATAGACTCAATATCATCTTTGAATTCAATTAGATCAATATAATCGTTCATTTATCGAACACTCCTTCTTAATAAATCAGCAGGTATCTTTTTCGTAAGGATATTAAAAAGGTGGTTTCGAAATGGCTAAAAAATACAGATGCGAATTTTGCGATTTTTCTGTTATTCCCAATGGAATCAAAAAGGGAGTGAAGTCTCCTAAATATATTATGGGTGAGCATTATGAAAAGATGCATAAAGAATCTCTCCCGGAAGATATGGACGGATTTCGATATTTCTACTATCTTCTAACCAAAAAAGATCAAGGATCTTGTATCATATGTAAAAACAAAACGGAATTCAATCGTGTTACGATGAAATATTGCCGTTTCTGTACGAATCCAAAATGCAAAGAAACATACAAAAAAGAAGTCGATGGTCGTATGTTGAAAAAGTATGGAAAAGTAAATCTTCTTGATGATCCCGAACAGCAGAAAAAGATGTTGGCGAATCGGAAGATTTCTGGGAAATACAAATTCCGGGATGGCGTTGAATTCGAATATACGGGAACATATGAACTCGATTTCTTGAAATATTTGGATCAAGTATTAAAATGGAAATCTTCTGATATCATGTCTCCTTCCCCTCATCTATATTCATATACATATGATGGTAAGGATCATTTTTATATTCCAGATTTTTTCATCAGTAGCATAAGCTGCGAAATCGAAATAAAATGGGATAGCAATGGGGTTCGAAATAAAGAATCCTGGGAGAAGGAACAAATCAAAGATGGATTAATGAAATCCATGGCGAATCTGTTTAATTACATAAAAATCTATAATAAAGATTACACTGAATTCAATGAATTTTTGAAAAATGGAGATGAATGATTATGGGTGATCTCGATATGTCCATCCCTAATTACATAAACTTCACAGCACGTACCGATCTTACCCCAGATGAAATTAAAAATCTGGAATCCATTCAGCAGACGCATCTGCCGATTGAACGGGTTGACCCACTGTTGGAGTTTAAGTATGCAGGAAAAATCACAAATGATGAATTTGAAACAATGACTGGTTTACCTTATTCTTTTACTGGAACATGAAAAAGGTGAAGGGGAGAAATCCCCTTCCCTTTTTTATTGATATATTATATTATTAATATGGAGGATAATAATTATATGGAGGAATCTGATATGGATAGAGGAAAAGAAATCATATATAACGAATCGGTGTTGCGGTTGAAAGAAATATCTGAAAGGCTAACCATGATTGCAATCATGCTACAGGAAGGAAATGTTGAAATGGCAAAATCCGATTTGGATGATCTTTACATGGAAGCCGTCGAATCAAGCGTAGAACGAAATGAAAATAAACTGATTCGCATTATGGAGCATGTTCTCAAGCTTGCATATTGTGATAGTTATCATTATATGAAAAGGGATGCTCGTGGTTGGAAAGCGTCAGTTACATCTCATAGAGATGCAATAAAGACAAATGTACGATGGGTGCAAAATAAACGCAAAATAAATGTAATTCATAGTATCGAGAATCAATTGCAAGATATGTATATCAGCGCTATGGTATATTATCGTAGCGCATCCGAAGAAAATCCAACCCTACAAGAAAATATGAAATTCATCCCAGAAGAATGTCCGTGGACGTTTGCTAATCTTATGGACGATGATATTCTAACTTTAGTCGAAATGTTACCAAATCATACAATGTACTACCGACAATGGTTGGAAGAAAATCCGCCATGGAAATTGAATATGAATCCGATTACGATTATATCAGATGATGACGATGAATAGGGGGAGGAATTTGATATGGATAAAAATGAACAAATCGAAATGAGCGAATTATGGTTACGCCTTCAGTCAATCATTGAACGTGTTGGACAAATCGCTGATCTAATTCGTCAGGGAGAACTCGATCTTGCAAGAACTGAAATGGATGAATTATACATGGAATCTGTACAATCAGATGCAAGAAAACTCGGGGCTAAAGTTGAACGAATCATCGAACATGTTCTGAAACTTGCATATTGTGGTAATTACCACGATGTTGAGCGAGATGCAAGCGGATGGGAAGTATCAATCAATAAGCAACGGATGAATTTATATTCATCACTTGATTGGGGACAGCCGAAACGTCAAACCAACGTAATTCGTGGAATAGAAAATCGGTTAAAAATTATCTATGAGAATGCAATTCATAGATATTTCGTTGCAATTGAGGAACATCCATCTCTCGATCGAAATAAAAATTTCATTCCGGAAGAATGTCCGTGGACTCTTGAAGATCTAATGGATTTAAAAATCATAGACCTTGTCAAAATGCTTGATGGACACACGGAATATTATTGGGAATATCTATACATGAATATTTGCCCGGGAAGTAAATATGAACCCAATTGAAATTCCATCATATGATGATTAGGAATGAAGGAGGATCGATTTATGAATTCAGATGAGGTATGGGCATCCATATTAGATGCACAAGGAAGATCTCATAAAGATCATCCTTATCAGAGACGAAGAAATTCGGATCAACGACCTTTTCGGGAATCTCATGATGATGAAACTGTTGATGTATTAACATCCGAAGAGTTGGTAAAATTACAACCGAATCAGGATGATGAAATTGTCGATATCGAACCATCGGAAATATATCGACCAAAAAAGAAACGTCGGATTCACAAATATACGGAAAAAGAAATGGAGGAAATCCGAAAAGGTTGTGAGACAACAATTGTTCATGACTATGGACCGAGGGATCGCTATCATTACACAGATGAACAATTGAAAGAACAGGACGTCTTTTATGATATTCGCTCTCGTTTGGCAATGGTGAAAACCATCTATCGTAGAGCAGATCAATTTGTTGAGGCGATGCGTACGGTGATGGATGCGTGGAATATTCTTTCGGAGAAAGATTATCTTCATACAAAAGAAGAATTCATGGAGCTGGTACATGAAGGAAGGATTTATTCCAAAGCAATTCCTCGTCCAAAGTTAAAGCGGATGAAAGATTACAATGTATTGCAGATCATCAATTACATTGCAAATCGCGATCTGGACCCTTCTGATTTATATACGACAAAGAAGGAGGGATACTTTGAGGCGGATGAAGAGTATGATGAAGAGGAAGAATTCAACCGTCTTGTTCCGGAAGAAGACCGTCCGTTTGTGAATGAGGAACTGTTCATTGAAATGCCTGTACGGAATATCGACATGAAGTACATGAAAGGATATGAACCAGTTGAGACATTCCGTTCAAAGAGGAAACGGAAGCGGAAGAAGAAAGATTATTACAAAGAGCTGATCAGACGTGATGTCCATGAAGCGCTTCGAAAAATGGATGCTGCTGAAAACTTTTCAGATGGAGGCGGTTATTGGTCCTCTGCATTTATGACGGATTCCATCTTTGACATTGATGAGAAAACATCAATCTTCGACCAGATTCGTATGAATGGTAGTTGGGCGAATAAAGACGATGTATGGTTGCATGATCAGCGATTGGAAGCGGTCATATTATCAGCACCATCACAACGTCGTCGTTACCTCACAAACGCTGATGAAAAGCTTGAAGAGTTCTTCAGTACGCTTGAGCGAAATGGCGTGGATGTTCTAGATCTTCGACGAAACATTGGATTTGATGAAACCGATCATAAGATTGCAGAAAAACGAAAAGCCAAAGAGAATAAAAAGAAAGAAGCACAGCTGTTGGCACGTATCGATAAAATGCAATCCGATGAAAAATTCAAAGCGTTCGTTAAGAAATACAATAAGAACATCGAAAAACATATGAACGATTAAAGAAGAAAGGGTGGACATCCACCCTTTCTTTTTTATAAACCATAGTCAAATTAGTGAGGAGCTTTGTTGACATCAAACCATAATTTGTAATTTGCCCACAGCGCTTTACTGAGATCGGGATCTTTATCAAGAGTTCTTCCACTAAGGGCAACAAACCAGATATCACTGGTACAACCAGTAGTAATATCATTCCAGTATTCGCCCATAATACCTGCCGACTTTTTACTTTCACCACGATCTGAAAGATAGTTTGATACTGCATAATCATCAATGTCATATACAAATCGATTCATCAATGAACGTTGTTCAAGCTTCGTATGTTTCTCATCGAGATAATGGACAGTCACATACATATCTATCATTTCATAACCTGTATATTGATATAATACATCCATCATATCGTAATCAACGAGATGAATTTTTGGCTCATATGGTTTGCGTACGAAGAATGTCGTACGGAGCAATCCAGTTGTTTTTGAAATATTGAATGGAACTCCCTCTGGAGCTGCAAATAGTCTTGGATTATATTGAACATGCTGCCCAATTGCGAATCTGTAGCCGGGTTCATGAATAATATTTACTTGCGTAAAATCTTTTGAATATTCAAGAATTTTTGCCTTTTCTGCCGAAGTAGCTTTTTTCTGTTCTTTCAGAATGCCAATATCGTACCATGACAAGAATGTTCTATCCTTGAGAATGAATGGAACTGCAACCGTTTGTTGTGTGGTCATCCCGCCCTTGACTCCAACATATGAAACTTTAAATTGCTTTTCAGATTCTTTAGAGAAGTCGTCAGATAGTTCCGTCGGGAATCCGTAGAACGAGATTGACCCATAGCGAATACTTCCTTCAAGTTCGTTCTTATGATGTTCTTCCGTCTCAGGGGAAGATAGATCTTTTTTCAAACCATTAAGTTCGGTGATAGCAACACCATATGGGCAATTCTTATAATTGAAATATTTCTGCTCATATGGAAGAACGTCGGCATTGGACCATTTCCGCATAGATGAGATAATACCGCATGTTGCATTCTCAACATAATCTACATCTTCTCCCTTATATGTTGCAATTTTTGTCGTCTGAAGTTTTACGTTCGTTCGTTCAACACGCCCAGTTGGTTTGGTTCTCGTGCGCTTAATCGATTCATCATTGTAGGTTTCATACTTAAAGTCATTCGTTGGAGCATATTGGTCGAATTCAAGAATTCCATCCTGATGAATAATGCTTGCATAAATTTCCGTGAGGGTATTCTTGTAAAGAACAATTTTACCATCCTCTACGTCAGGATTCATCATTGCATACGTTTCGCTGTCATTGCAGAATCTGAAATCTTTATCTTGTCGCTCGTGAATAAATGGAGGATCGGATATTGCTTCCAATGTGGCTTCTTCGCTCGGATCAATTGCTGGTTCTTCCGGTTCAGATGGTTCCTCTTTTGGGGGCTTAGGAGGATTCGGTGGCTGTCCTGGATTGGGAGTATTTCCTCCAGGCGGTGTTGGTGTTTCTCCACCGCTTGGGGGGTGGGGAGGAGGCGCACCGACAC